GCAATACAAATTTAGAGTTGAAGCACTATCAAATAAGATAGAATTTTTACAAGCACAATTAGAAGTATCAAAACAAATTTTTAAAGACAGAATAAATGGATAGAGAAAAATTATTAGATTTGTACAACAAGTACGAACTTGGAAAAACAGATGTATACAAACATCAGCACTATGTTATAATCACTCGTCAAGGCATAGAGAAGATAGCTGCAAAAGAAAACATTACAATCAATTATGAGGTTGTAAAGTGTGAACCTAACTTTGCAGTTATAAAAGCATATGCGCATATTATCGATAAGCCGGATATATTAATAGAAACATTTGGTAGTGCATTAAAAGGTTCTAATTACAAAGATGGAAACTGCAATTCCTGGTACGTTGCTGAAATGGCTGAAAAAAGAGCCTTATCCAGATCCGTGCTTAAGTTAACTGGCTTCTACGAGTTAGGAGTATTTGGCGAGGATGAGAGCGACGATTTTAAAAGAAAGTAAAATAAAGTTTAATAAATAAATAATTAACAAAATGAGAACAGAAATTTTAAACAGAGTAGGTTACAGTAATGTAACAAAAAAGAAAAGTGATATATCAGTATCTTTGGTATATATTACACCGGAAATAGCAGAACACTATTTAAGTTATAATACACAAAACAGAAAGGAATCTGTTAAGAGTATTAATTTTCTAACCCAACAAATGAATAAAGGATTATTTATTGAAAATGGGGAAAGTATTGTATTTGATAAGAATATGAAACTTACAGATGGTCAACACAGATTGATGGCTATAATTAACTCCGGTAAATCATATCACATACCGGTTGTTAAGGGTGTCAATATTAAATCAATGGCAACCTATGATACTGGTAAAAATAGAAGTTCAGCTGATGTATTATCAATAAATGGTTTTAAAAATGCTAATTTATTATCTACTTTTATAAAGCTAATATATAAGTTTGAGAATAAAGGCTCAAAAGCAATGTCGCCATTTAGCTACAGTAGGGATGAGCAATTAACTAATCAGCAAATATTAACCTATTGCAAAGATAATTATGATTGGTTATATCAAATAATTTTAGATGTAACAAATATTTATGTAAAATCTGAAATAAAGGTTATTAGTAAATCATATTTTTGTTATATAGTTTATATGATAGGGGGGAAAAATCCAGATCATAAAGTTTATGAATTTATGAAAAATATTTATGGATTAAATAGAACTCAAGATACTGCAACTAGTTATCTTTATAGTAAATTGTATAAATCAAAAATAAACAAAGAGCCATTAGGATTTTACTGGGTTTTAGGAATGACAATAAAGGCTTGGAATTATTTTATAGATGGTAACCCATCAGTAAGATTTTTTAGATTTAATACAGAACAAGAATTACCAAAAATTAATATTAATAATAATTAAACTATGAGTGCAATAATCAATGCTTCAATTAGGGTGGATAAGCTCCCCAAGGAAAAATTTGTAAAAGGCAAGGATGGAGCCGTCTACTATAATTTTACCTTATCTGTAAATGATGAAACTAGGTACGGAAATAACGTAGCGGTTATGGATAGCCAAACTAAAGAAGAACGTGAGGCAAAGGTAGCTAGAAACTATCTGGGTAATGGGAAAGTAGTGTGGACAGACAGTAACATTGTGGTTGCTGAACGTGAAGATAAACCACAAGCAGTAAAAGAAACTGTGAGTGATGACTTACCATTTTAATTAACCTAATTTAAAAAAGGGTGTGAGTTTATAGCTTACACCTTTTTTTTTATATATTTAACAAATGACAGAAAAAGAAACAGAACAGAATATGTTAATGGAATTTATAGCAGATACTTGTTATATTGATATTAATAAGAAAATAGATTATCCTCCGGTATGTTTGAGTTATGGAGAAAAGGTTTTACAATCGGACAAGGGTGATAGTATTATACCAATAGCTTTAGGAACATTTGGAAACCTATCGGTAATAACTGCACCACCAAAGACAAAGAAAACATTTTTTGTATCATTATTGGCAAGTGCTTTTTTAAGTGGAACTAATATTTATGGAGGGGATATTAAAGGACATCGTGGATCTGGTGATTTAATTCACATAGATACAGAACAAGGTGCTTGGCATTGCAGTAAGGTATTTAGAAGACCGCTTGATATGGATAGGGATATACCAAAAGATAAATATCACACCTTTGCATTGCGTACAATAGGTTTTAAGGAACGTTTGGAATTTATTGAGTATTACTTAAAGGAAAATATAAAAGAGCCATCTTTGGTTATAATAGACGGAGTAGCGGATTTGTGTGCTGATGTAAACAATATAGAACAAAGTAACCAATTGGTGAGTTCTTTAATGAGATTAAGCCAACAACAGAATGTTCACATTATTTGTGTGATACATCAAAATTATGGAAGTCAAAAGCTAGGAACCGGACATTTAGGTAGCGCCCTGGAAAAGAAAGCGGAAACAGTTATAAGTTTAGAAGCTAACACAGTGAACAAGAATTGGGTAACTGTAAAGTGCGGAAGAAGTAGGGGTTACTCTTTTGATACATTTAGCTTTGAAGTAAATGAAAAAGGATTACCAACAATAGTAAATGATTTATATGACCCTTTAAAATGATATGGTACAAAAAACAATGATATTAGTTGCTGCAAAGCATAAAGAATGGCTTGAGATAGTTTTATCTTTTGGATGTAAACAAGAAGTTGCAGAAGATCTGGTGCAAGAAATGTATTATAAGATACAATTGAAGCTAGAAAAAGGATTGGACATTATGTATAATGAAAAAGAAATAAATTACTATTATATATTCAAGACATTACGAACATTGTTTTATGATTTAAAAAGAAAGGGAAAGAATATTACTATGGTATCAATGGATGATATTCACTTAACTACAACAGATGTTAATTTTACCGAACCATATGATAAAATACAAGAAGAACTATCCAAGATGTTCTGGTATGATAGAAAAGTATTTGAGATTATAAATGAGGGGGAAAGCATTGCAGAATTTTCAAGGAAAAGTTTAATACATTACTACTCACTTTACAATACATATAACAAAGTAAAAAGCAAACTAAAAAAACTGTTATGAAATTAGGGAACATAATTTATTACATTACAAAATATACCGGTATTAAATATCTAGTTGATAAATATCACAAGTTAAGGGGTACTAAATGCGATTGCAATAACAGAAGAAAAAAGTTAAATGAAATAAAAATTGAAAGATGGTAAAATTTACTAAAGAAGATTTTAAGGCTTGGAGCAACTTTAGGTCTGAACCAAAAAGCACTTTACAAGGGAATGAGTTTGAACTTATATGCCAGTTGCACGCAAAATATTACAATCATAAATACCACAAGCCTTGTACTTGCAACCCAAAGAAAATAAAGCTATGGATTAAGCAGTTGAATGTAATTTGGAATAATGGGCATTAAAAAAATCAATGAGTGGGAAAAGGCAGTTGTATTTCTTCTTAACCTAGATGGTTGGGAGCTGGAACATTGTGGTGATGGATATTCAAGATATGATGCAAAAGGAAAAACTCCAAAGGGCAAGAATTGCGTTATAGAGATGAAATTTAGAAACAAGTATTATGAAGACAAGATGCTTGAAAAAGATAAGTATGATGCTTTGATGGATCTGGATGAAGATATTGTAAAGATATTTTTTGTGAATGACCCAAAAGGAAATTTTATGTATTGGTTAAATATTTTAAAAATGCCAAATCCGGTAAAAAAATATTGTCCAGACACTACAATGTGGACAAAGAAAAGATTGCTTAAAGATGTTTATTTGCTAACAGAGAATGATGCGAGTAGGATTAATATTAATATTGACCCTTTATAAATTTTGTTTATAAGTTGATAAGTGTTATATTGCACTATATTAATTTAAACAAAACATTATGCAATTTGAAAGATTAGGTTATTTTTTGGAGTATATGATTGACGATAAATACATTGGCTCAACTATTATGGATGCTCCAGATCGTAAAGAAATAGGATATTATGGTAGAATAGATGAGGTTGCTACTGAAGATATTATATTTAAAAACAAAAAAAGAATAAAAAAAGGACAATCATTTTATACTAGAATGTATCCTTTATGTGGTAAAAAACTTTAATTAAAAACAGAACAGATGAAACAGACAATTAGCTTTGGACAATTCCAAGATGCCTTTTACAATATGGATAGGCAAAATCAATTTAGTTATAAAGGTAAAAAAGCCTTATTTGAATTTTTAGAAGAATATGAAGATGATGCGGATGAAGAAATAGAATTAGATGTGATTGCATTATGTTGTGATTACACCGAATATGATAGCCTTGAAGATTTTCATTTAGAATATGATGCGGAAGAATTTCCAGATAAATTAGCTATTGAATGGCACACTATGTTTATTCCAATAGATGATGATGCTTTTATAATACAATCATTTTAATATGAAAGTTAACGAAGCAGCTTGGGAAAAGCTAAAAAAACAAATAGAGTATTACACGGAAGCTGACACATCTATATCAGACATATCGATTAACTACC